TCCACAGCAATCCGGGCCTGCTCAGCCGGAGCGGCCATTCGACGAGCCTCAGCCCGCTGATCGGCATCTCGAACAAGACGCTCCGAGAAAGCCTGTGCCCGCGGAACCTCGATCTCTGCCCGCGCCGTAGCCTCTGCTCTCTTCGCTTCAATCGCAGCAGCCCGCGCTTCCGACGGAGCTCCCGGTTTCTCGATCACCTTCGCAAGGTCCGGGGTCTTCGGCAGAGTTGCTTCGAAATTCTCGATCAACCCTAGAACTTCCGCATTCACTCCGGCCTTCCGCAGGTCTTCCACCCGCGCACTCGGCTTCGCCGCCTCCGCCACACGCAGTTGCGCCGCTTTCGTCAGACTCGTTCGGACGCCTGCGGCACCTGTCAGGTTCATCGCAAAGTTAGCGCCCAGTCGAAAATGTTCCGGCGGAATCCCCGTCGCGTTTCCTGCCTGTTCGCTCCCGGACTGAATCCCCGAGCTCAGCTTCCCCATAATCCATTCAACCGGATTGTCCTTGAATTCGTCCTCCTTCCCGAGGCTTTTCGCGATTGTCTCGAATGGCTTCAATGCAGCCTGCGGCATTCGCTCGAGGATTGCATGCACATCCTTCTCTGCCGCTGCCGCAGCATCTGGCCCTGACATCCCGTCTCGCTTAAGCTTGCCTTCTCGCAGCAGTTGGTAGGGAGTTAGTAGTAACCCCGAGACCATTCCGACCATCATATCTTCAGCAGAACCAAATGCGGCTACTCCGCGCTGGATTACTTTCTGCTCATCGACAGGGGCAACTCCTGGCATTCCGGCGGTAGCTGCCCGCGCTACGCGAGTTCCCTCCGGCACGTAGGGACTTTGTTTCTTTCCGACAGTCTCTGCGGTACTTGAGGATTCCGCCAGCACTCCCTCAAACGAAGGCAATCTTTTTCCGCCCAACGCTCCCAGGCCGATTGCATCCAGCGCAGAACCTGCCGTGCTCTTAGCCCGCTCCAGTATCGACGGACCTTTCGCCTCGCGTGGCCCGACTACATCTTCCAGCGAGAGAATCCGCGTGGGGGCTTTCTCTGCCCCGGCCTCCGCCTGCGCAGGTTCTGCCACCGCGGGCTTCCCAACAACATCTTCCAGTGTCAGCATAGCCATTATTGCTCTCCGCTAAAAGGAACCCACGAGAAAGTCTTTCCGTCCCGGTCAATGAACTTTCCGTCAGGATCACTCACAGCACGAATCTTCTGGCCCTTGGAAGAAGTCCAGTTCGCGTTGGTGCGAGAATCCGCACTGACTGAAGGAAAGACTGTCCGCCCACGCCAATCTGTATCAGGAAGTCCAATCGGCGGGAAAAGCTTAGCATCAGTCGTTTCCTTCAGCCGCTTCTCCCGATCTTCCAGCACCTTCAATCGACGGTCAGCTTCCTCTGATTTCCGGCCGGTTTCCTTTGCGATCGCTTCAGCTCGTGCCTGGGACTGCTCTACCGCCGCAGCCGCTCGATCAACTGCAACCTCTGCCTGCGTTTTCGCCGCGTCAGCTCGGACAGTGTTTGCACTAGCTGTGACAGTTTGCGCAATAATTTTCAAACGCTCCTTCTGCGAAAGCGACGCATTGGCCAAGTTTGCGAGTATCGGGGAAGCCTGTTGGTAGTTCTCCGGGATCATATCAATGCCCGGCAGTCCCCGCGCAACAGCACCTGCCCTCGCAACCTTCCAAGCCTCTGGGTTTCGCATCCCGTCAATAGCCACTCCGCTCAGCGCGTCCATGGCTTTCTCATCCGCGGTCAGCTTATGCACAATCTGCTGTGCCTGCGCAGACTCTGTCGCCGCCTCATGCTGGCGCATCGTGGCAAACTTTTCTAGTACTGGCAGCATCGCCCGGCTCGGCGCGCCATACTTCTTTGCTGCCTCGATCAGTCCGACCAGATAATCACTCGCTCGCGTTGGTTGCAGAAAGGACTTCCCCGGCGGAGTATTCTGCACATTCGGCTGAATGCCCTTTGCCTCTAGTTCCGCGATATGACCCGCTCGCGCCTTCTCTTCCAGGTCCTGAATCGCCCGCGCATCCGCAGCTTCCTGTAACGCTTTCAGCGCCTGCGCTCCATGCCACGTAGCTAGCGCTCGCTGGTTCTCGGCCCCGGCAATCTTCTCTGCCGTCTGCGCCTTGGTCAGCTCCAGCTCCGCCGGCTGCATCCCGAGTTTTCCAAGCAACTCGGCCGACTGCAACCCGCTCATAACATTCTTCCGCGCGTTCTCGTCAGAAGCTAAGAACCCTAATGGAGCGCCGAATAATTCAGCCATGATTAACCTCTCAACAATTTAAGGATATTTATTTCTTTTGTCCGTTAAGAATTTGCTGCAACAAAGCTAAAATGCTCGAGGACATTCCTCCATTAGCATTTCCACCAGTGAGATCATTGACGCCGTAGGCGACTGAGCCGAGAGATTTACTAAGCAGATCATTCGCATTGGTAATGCCCTGCTGCGCAATCTGAGCACCAGAAGCGGGATTGAAACCAGCCCCGGCAAGATTGCCTAGTTGAGTCAGCCGATCATTATACCAGCTTGAAGATGCATCTGCTGCTCCAATAGCGAAGGCGCCTGAGTCCACTCCCATTGGAGCATTACGTCGGGCAGCTGCTTGCAGTCGAAGTTGGTAAGATTTGTCCTTCTTCGCATACTCCATTGGATCAAGTAGCAGTCCCTGCAATTGCGCATCGGCTACAGCCCTTCCACCAGAAGTCCCAAACGGATCAGCCCGCGCACCTAAGGCAGCCGATTGTTGCTGCGTTTGATTCGCTCGGCTCATCCCATACAGTCCACTTGCAATGGAAAAATAAGGTTGAGCTGCCTTAGCATAGTTTAGCAAATCCTGCAGCCCAAACGCAGATGTTCCAGTTCCTCCACCTGTTCCGCCACCGACACTTAAACTTGAGGAAGGTGTTCCGCCGCTCCCTACAGTATCTCCAGTCATCGGATTAAAAGAGTAGCCTGAAGCGCCTCCATCAACAATCTCTCGACCAACCACGTCGGTTGTTGCCCCACCCGCGAATGGGCTTGCCGTCCCGACAGTAACATTGTCGCCGCCGCCAGTAGGAACGGGGGATTGTATTGCGCTTCCAAGGTAATCAAATGCCGCTCCACTAGCGGCGCCCAAAGCAGCCCCTTTCGCTGCGCCCGACAAAGACCATTCATCCCCGGAAAACCCACCTTTTACTGCGCCACCAGCGGCGCCCCCTACTGCAGCAGCAGTCGTCGAGCTAGCGCCCGCCGCTCCCGCTGCGGCTGCCGCGCCGCCGCCCGTGACGATTGCCGCCAGGATAACCGGCAACATATTTCCCAAGGACTCCGACCAATCGCCCTTCGTATTCTGCGCAACGAGACCTTGATACTGCTGTTCCGGAAACAAGTAGCCATACTCGGAATTATAGATAGATTGCTTTCCGTAAATATTACTCTCGCCTACCCTCCGCATTGACTGGCCACCTACGTCTACCAGTTCGTTGAAAGAGTCGGGCCGACCCTGACTTCCGAATGCTGAAGTCGGATTCGTCTGCCCTATAGACCCGTAGAACATATCACGCAGAGTTGCCTCGTTGTAATTAGCCGCCTGTCCGTTTTCAGAATAGGGATTGACTGGTGTATATAATCCATTCCCACCTCCTTCAGGTCGATATCCGACAGAGCTAAGAAACCCTTCCCATGTCATAGCTGGATCAGCCATAGTAAACTCCTAAGATTAATTTATATTAGAACCAGCGGCGCAGTGCTTGCCCACAGCCATACAGCAGTCGTGGCCACCCACATTACACAGATGGATATAAATATACGGAGTGCCACGTCATAGCGTTTTTTAATCATCGTAGTGCGTTCATGACTTTCAGCAAATTCGGAATCACGCTGAACACCAGCGGAATACCAGCGGTCAGTGAACCAATTGTAAGAGCTATTGTTTTCCATCGAATCACATCCTGTTTAAGTGCTTCAAGAATTGCGCGGGTTTCTTTCTGATCCATTGCCGTTTTTTCAAGGTCTGCTTTAACTCGCCGTAAGTGATGCCGCTCGACTGCACGCACACCTCTGTTCCACTCCCGTCGGGTAAGTGGCGCATCAAGGTCTCCTTCAAATTCAAGGATGCAATCTTCATCGCTCATTCCGCTTTGCGCTCAGCGGAAGGTAAGCAACGGCGTGCCAACTAGCCCGAGCAACAGGTTGATACAGAGCAGCACCGCGATTACCGCCAGCGCAACGCGGGCAACCTTGGAGAATGGCTCCGGCAAGCCGGCATAACCGATAAGCCACCATAACAGCCACAGAATCAGACCTACGATTACGATGTATACTACGAAGTTCACGAGACTATTAATTCCAATAGTAGCTGCATACGCAGAACTTGTAAGTAACGCTAAAAATACAGCAAATAAATATTTCATAATAACTTCCTATAAAGTTCCGTTAAGAATCTCAAAAGACCGCCCGACAATCAGGGGAGTCCAAGCTTGCCCAATCCGGCCTTTTATGAAGGCTAATTCCTCCGGTGTCATCATGCAATCCGGCGTTGCTGTAATCTTCACTGCGAGTTCATAGCAGCGAACTTTTGTATCGACGGAAACTGTATCATCCCCGGTTACCTGCCCCAGTAGCGCAACCAAAGCAGTATCTTTCAAAGTCAATTTGCCATTCTTATAAACAATTTCATTCCCTTCCAGATCGAGAAGAGATATTGTAAAATTTATTTTCATAAAAATTCCTTAAGGGTTAGCAAGACTGGTTACAGTACCACTCGGACCTTTAGCTTTAAGTATATTATCAGCTGAGTCCATGTAGAGAAAAAATTGTCCAGCGGGTGGTGATGCTGGTGCGGCCCTCGAATTCGTATTGACAATAGGTGTTGTTATCGCAGTAGAAGTAACTATACCTCCATCTTGCCCGACAATAAAACCATTGGATTTAAACGCTCCGCCAGAAAATGTAACTGCACTAAAGTCAATTCCATAGACTGCAGCTTTAGCATCAGACGTAGCATAGGTTCCGATAATAGTTCCAGAAACTGGCCACTTATTTCCAGGTTTTCCAAACACAAGGCCATAATCCATTTTCACCGAACTAACCGGGTCTCCACATATAACAATAGCAGCATCAACAATACTTCCTTTTACTGCATCATTATTTACCATGACTAATTGAAGAATCATTTTTTCTTCAACACCCGTAGTTGCTTCTACTGAAACATCAAACTCTGCACCGATCGCGCCGTGCACATATAATCCACTGCCTGCAGCAACTGTTACTACTCCGCCAAAACCATAAAAGTCTCCGCGAGTAAAACCAGCTGTGCCACCATCGCTTGTTGTAACGTAAGTCGTTGCGAAACATGCAGTATGAAAAGCTAAGCCATCACTATAATCGCCGGGGGATGCGCCAGTCGCATGGTTATGGCCGAGCACAAAAGAGGCTGCGTTCCGATTTCCTTTGCCGGGAGACGCCCCGGTTGCTTTACTAACATACAGTCCGTTGATTGTGCTTCCTGCGTCAGTCTCTGTTATTGTTTCCTGGATGACGATGCTAGCAGCGGCCTGCACAAATCCGCCTGTTCCGGTCCCGGACATCGTACCTGAAATATACAGAGCTGAATTCCGCGGAGTGAATGCGCCCGTTGAATTAACTACAATATTATTAGGCGCAAGCGCAAGGCTTCCTAGCGAAGGATTTATCGCAACACCACCCGGAGTGACAGCTGCCGCAACCCAAGCTGCTTCACTTGCATAAGCTGTGCGAGATTTTATATCATTGTAGACAAAGCTGTTAACATCATTCAGCCAGTTAGCTTTAACTAAATTATCATCTGCAACACTTCCATCTACAAAGGTGGCGTGTGAAGGCATTTAAATTCCTTAGGGTATATAAAAGGGACTCACGTAACCGGGCACCATGCAGCCGGGTTCAGCTTGACCCGGCACGGCGCTGTTTCCATTTGGGGTACAACGGGCAACGAAGATATCTTCAGGTTCTGGCTGCACCCAAGGTGGTGTAGGATTGTCTTCGATAGCGCGGACAAAGTCCTGGGGATGCCGCGGCTCCCAGCATTTAGAACAAACATAGTAACCTTTCCAGTGTTTTTGAAGTTCAGACGCGAGATAGACCGAACCACACTCGTAGCAGATAACTTTCCAATCGCCGCTTTTAAACGAGTCTACCATGCTGGTATATACCTGTTTGTGCCAGCATCATCAATCTTAATCCACTTAGTCGGATTGCCCGCAGCAGGGGCGTTAAGGAGCGTTCCAGCTGCTGCGGCTGCACCATCAGTTAATGCTGTATTAGCTTTTAACAATGTCGCACCTCCTTGAAGTGTAGCCAAACCTGTTAGTGTGAGAGTTGTTCCGCTCAAAGCAGTCCCTGCGATGGTTGTTGCGGTAATTCCGCCTGAGAGCGTCAATGTAGTCCCATTAATTGTCGTTGTTGTGGTTCCACCTGACAAAGTCAAGACTGTTCCACCTATTGTCGTCGCCGTAAGTCCGCCTGATAATGTAAGTGTAGTCCCGGTAAGCGCGGCCCCGGTCAAGGCACCAGATAGGTTCAGTGTTGTTCCTGTAATAGCTGCTGCGGAGATATTACCAGTGAGGGTAAGTGTTGTCCCCGACATAGTTATGCAACTGAAACCGCCCGACAATGTAAGGGAAGTTCCAGTCGCCACGCCAAGCGCAGGAGTTACAAGCACTGGCGAATCAATTGTCGGGCCCGTTTGCCGCACAAAATCGCCCGTCCCACTAGAACCCCCGCCCGAAGCGCCTGTGCCAGAAAGAAATTGCGCTACGTCCAAAAACCATTTAAGCCAGATCGGGTTAAAAGTAGACTGCCCGGTTACCTCGTCCACAATGACAGGCGAAGCGTGCGTAGGCGGCGGTTGGAATTGAGCCATTACAAAGTCCCTAGGTCAAGTTGCAATTCAGTATCCGTTAGTCGCAAGCGTGTATCGCTGGCGTGCCGGATATGCGTAGCTCGACGAATGAAGGAACCACAATTATCAAGGTGCGGTTTCTGCATTCCCATATCCACTGTCCGGAAATCTGTCCATTTATCCACAGCATAATCATTATCATTAAAACGAACCTGAAGTATACTTCCAGCTGTCTGATCCCCAATGAAAGCGAGGTCGCTAAGCGTCTTGCTCCGGTAGACCCCTCCATCAAAGTTAGGTGTGTAAAGATCAACCACAATCGGATTACCTGCATCATTAGTGTAGCGAGAATCTACGATATACAAGCGTCCGTTAGTCTCATGCTGGAGCAATAACCCTACGCCCATTTTAAAAGTCGCCGCGACATAGGGCCAATAGTTCCCATTATGGTCTGTCCATTGTGCCCAAAGTTTTTCGCTCGAATCGTAAACTAAAGTTATATTGGCATTCTTCAATGTAATAACATAGAAGCGATGCCCTTCGTAACGGAATGCAAAAGAGTAAACGTTTGTAGATACATCAACTTCTCCAAATAAACGATCCACTGCCTTAGTCGATACTGTAGTTGCTTTCAGCGCATCCATTTGCATGACCTGTGGAGCAGCAGAACGATTAGAGGAGACCCAGAACAGCGAACCCTCTAACTCTTGCACTGAATTTGAATTCGCGCAGCCATAGCTTATCTTAGCTCCCTGCACTGGAGCAAGAGGACTTCCAGCCGCATTCAATGCGTCGTAGAACACTTCTGTGGACCATTCTTTAAACATGATGAGATAGACTAACTGCTTCGCCAAGGCAACCCCTGCGTCAGGTTCTATTTGTGCCGAAACCGTATTAGTTACGTCTGTCCAATCATTTGGATCTTCTAAATTTGTTGAGCCTCGAATGTTCGCTGCAGAATTCCCGACATACATTGTTCCATCAAGGTAAACTATTCCTTTAACTGTAGGAGAAGGGAAATTAGCTCCTGCAATGGCTGCGATTGCTCCAGCTTCCGTAATCGAATAAGTATTCGTTCCGTTGCCCATTACCAGGTAAGCTGGTGATACACGAGTAGAAGAGAAATAATACTGTCCGGCAGAGACATTACTGATGAACACCCCGTCCTTATAAAAACTAGTTCCCCAGATTGTATAGACAGAACCCTTCCAGTTAAACGCACCGTAGCCATTTCCACTTAAAGCAGATCCATACGCAAGCAATCCAGGTCGCTTGAACAGTTTATACCCACCGGTCATCTGGTCCTTTTCCAGATACCCATTAATTAATCGAGCATCCTTATCAGGAAATTCCGAACGATTATCCGGCTGCAGTGCCAGTGGCAACCGCTTCGGCAGTCCGACGGTATCAGCTTGCTGCGCCATTACCGGAAGCTCCTTTGCATTCCCTGACCTTGCAGGTCGACGCCGAAACGAATGGGCGCGTCTTCGATGTCGGCGTTTTCGAGCGCCTCGCGGAAGGACTGGGCTCGGCTAGAGCAACGGTCCATGATGGCCTGGGGCTGGCCCATTGCCAGCTCGTCAGCGAGGCCCCACCGCAGGGCGATACGCCATTCAGCGGGGAAGTTTAGGGTTTCCGTCAATGAGACTGGATTCGTGGCCTGGGTCTGCAGAAGCAAATGGACAGTTCCAGCCGCCTCGAGTGCACTAGGTGCGGGCCAAAGAGATACGTTGAGGGACGCTTGCTGCTTGTCAACGTAGAATTGACTGACTGCGCCTGAAGGTGTCGGAGAGGAAAGCCGGAAGTAATCATGACGCGACAGTGCGGTTAAAGGCCGGCGCTGTCCGACGGAGGATAAATAATAGGCCTCTGTGATCCGAAAGGGTTTGGTCATATTAACGCTCCCGCCGGGGGTGACAGTATAGGCGGACTGTCCTGAGACCAGCGTCATAGGGGCATCTTGCTGGAGCCAGAGCTTCAGTCCCTGCGTCTGCCAGAGATTGATCAAGTCCGTCAGCCTCCGCATCCCCGTAACGATCTGTTCGCTGTTGGGGCTCTGGCCAATTTGATTCCGACAAGAGTCCTGATATGCGTCGGAAATGACGGAGATGGGGGTGTTATCAGCAGGTGTGGTCATAGCTTCACCAGGGTTATGAACAGGTCGGTTGCGGCTTCTTTATACCATTGGTAAGCGAATTGCTGATATTCGGGATTGCGCAAAGTCAGCGCGGCGTTAAGTGCCGGGCCACCAGTGTGGGAGAAATCACAACTATAACCATTGGGGTTGTAGAGAAGGTCTGCGTGAGGTGCATTGGCGCCTAGGCCTTTTTCTGCATTACCCAGTCGCCATTCCCTCGACAGGTAGCAAGGGGCCATTTCGCTGAAAGGTTCCTTATGCGTCGGGTCGCCGTAGTAGCGGGAGCTGCACCAGTGCGGCAGGATAAGTGTGCACTTCCCGCCAGGCTGCAGGACTCGGTAGAGTTCATTGAAGAAATGGACCCGTTCCCACTTGTCGTTGAGGTTAGTCAGATGCTCGATGAAATGCGAGCAATGGACCTCGATTACACTATTGTCCACCCAGGGCCAACGGGCTGTCCCGACGTTAAGAGTTACATCAACACCGGGAAAGTTGAGTATATCCACACCAATCCACACGCCATCCTTGCGCTTGTTAAGGCCACAGCCAATGTCAAGGCGGGGTGGTTCAGTTGCTTCCAGTAGGCTTAATTGTGTGCTCATTTTTCTTCCGCTAACTTAAGTTGTCTGCAACGCCGAGCAAACTCCATCAATTGCTCCTGTGTGCACTGGAAGCAATGAATTCGAGATTCATCAGCCTTTTTGAATGCATAGAAACCGCAATCAAGGGCTATTGTAGAAACAAACCTAATTTGCTCCTGCACCCGATCCTGATCTATACCATTCAAAGTATTCCATTTCTTTACCCACTCCTGATAACGAGGATCTTCTTTAAGGTAAAATTGTCTATAGTCCATAGGCTTAATACATCGTATCAGGTTGACCAAACTTGCCTTCGAAATCATAGTGACCGACCTTCACCGAGCAGTCAATAGCACAGCGATAGCCATACTTGCGAGCATCTGCCCAGAAATACAGGTCTTGCGTCCCAACGCCTTCGGTCCCGCAAATTGTCTTAAACCAGGGTCGGCGCAGACGTTCGTCACGGAACATTTGAAGACGCCACAGATTGAAACCCATGCCAGTGCCACAGCACTCTACGAGACCGCCATTCGGATCAGGCGGCAGCGGGCGGAAATTCGTGACAGGATCTCGCGGATCGCCCCAGATTTGAGGGACGCCAGCAAGGCCCTTGGTCCAGTAGAGCCCACCAATGCAGGACAGTTCTGGGTGCGCCTCCATTCGCTTGATAAGCTGCACTACACCGTCACTGGGCGGGCAATTATCATGCTCGATCGTGAGGAGATATTCCCATTGCCCCACTTCAGGATGAGCAAGAATTTCAGTAATGGCGTTACTGAAAGCTTCTCCAACTTCCATCCCGACCGCGGCCATACGATAGGCAGCTTGATTCGGCGGGAAGGCGAGAGCGCAGTGGGATAGATAAACTTTAGTTGGTATCTGCGCTCCAGCTGGAATCAGCATAACAACCCGCTGCTTCTTCCATGAACCGCCCTGAAGTATACGGACAGTGGACGCCTGAAGGTCCGTGTTGTGCATCCCGGCTTCGATTAACTGTGGTTTCATGCCTTGATCCAAGCTAGGTTAAAAAATGCTACCTGCGTCTCCTGAAATATCGCCATGTGCGCTACCCAATCTTCAAGCGCCATCGTCCAATTACCTGAAATGCTTGACGTATCCGGCGGCCTTCGCGTCTCGGCAAATATAGCTATTCCGTTTGTGCCTACTTCCGTCCAGCCGGAGCCGGCAGTACAAGCCTGGCTTCCGTATAACTTCCCGCCCGCCACAGCGAATCCTGCGCCAGCCGGTGAAGCTGATCCTGCGCTTGGCGTAGTGCTTACCCCCTGTGCAGCGACGGATTTATCAAACGTTAGAATCTTACCGGAGTCCGGCGTTTCACTTCCAACAACCATTGCTCGAAATGTACGACTTGCCGTATTCAGTGTCGCCGTTATCGTTCCAGTCGTCGTTGCCCTTGCGTAGAAAATAGTTCCAGACATATCACCATTGGAATAATTCTGAATCGTCAGCGTTCCAGTATTTGTTACCGCCTGATCCCACGTGACGTTGATTGTTGCGTCTGGCGCTCCCTCGTGACCCGCAACAACCCATAGAAGATCGTTTATGGTAACTGCGATTGCGGAGGCCGCCAAGGATGTGCCAGCCGTCGCATTACTTGCTGTAGTAACTGCGTGTTGCGCGCTCACGCTTAATCCAATTGCATGTAAAGTTTTGCCTGCGACACAGCGTTCGTCATGTCGGCATTGGCAATACTTGAAGGCATTGCGCCAGTCGTTACTGACCCAACAGCTTGATTGAAGTCTCCTACAAAACTTGCATTAGATGCAAGAATTGTAGTGGCGTGCAACTTGCCGATGGTCAGGTTATTTATGACGGTCTGATTCAAAAGGGCTATGCGCAACGGGCTAGTACCAACAGTCGTAGCGCTGGATATGTTTATTCCAAAAGCATAATTAACTCCTGCGGTAAGCGTCGAAGTGAACGGCAGGTAAAGATGCTTAAATCCAGTTACTAGTGACGCTATTGCAGTTCCGCCTGATGTAGTGGTGTAACTGCCAGCGCCCTGCGACATGGTAATGCCCATCGCAGTATTGCTGTTGTAGCTCGCGCTGACGACCATCTGTGAGGTGCCAAGTGAACTGTAAGTGTTTCCATTCAGTGAATACAAGCCATACTTGATTGTATGCACAACAACTTGCGAATTTGTCGATGACGCAAAAGAGCCAGACATTCGCACTTCAAAGTTATTGAAGGAGTAATTGGCATTCGGCAGAATCTTCTGCATGTACAGCGAGTTCTGACCAAGCGATGAAAACGTAGTGTTTACATTAGCTTGGATAGGTTCCCAATTTCCATAAATCTGACCCATCACGGACAATGTGCTGCCTGCACTGCTCAGGGATACGCCGGACACGCCTACAATACTCGACGTAGCAGGAGCGCTTATTACAAGTTGGCTGTTGTTCGTGCCGGACAGCGTTAGATTCAGACCGCTGAAACCCAGGGTCGAGCCCGTGACTGTCGTATTACCAGCAGTATTTGCGCCGAGAAGATTGATTGCATTGTTCTCTGCCGCTGCGCCCGGCGGAGCAACGGAAAGGCTAAGGCTCAATCCAACTGAATTGTGAGTAAAAGTTCCTGAGATGTTAGCGCCTGTAAATCCAGTCGCGGTTCCAGCGTAGCCAGCAGCGTTTAGACTCAACCCACTTGAATTGACCGTCCAAGTTACGTTGGTTTGCGCGGTATTAAGGCCAATGCCGTCATTGCTCGCGCGAGCAGTCGTTAATGCGTTGTGGGAAGCTGTTATAGCGGAACCCGCTGACGTTCCGAAACTGATGCCATTAGCGTTGCTGAGGGACAGCCCTGTTGTCGTAAAGTTTCCGTTGGAGCCTGTCACTCCAATGGCGGAGATTAGGCCCGCAGTAGAAGGAACGGTGTAGCTCGCACTGATCCCATTAGCGCCGGAGGAACCGAAGCTGATCCCATTGGCGTTTTGCCAGGTGACTGTTCCACTGGTATAAGTTGTATTCGAAACCTGAATTCCGCTAATCCCCGTCTGTGCGCCTCCTGCGGCCGCAACAGAGGCTGTCATAATCGAGCCGTTAACTGCATCTAGTCCAAAGGTAACTCCATTTGCATTACTGAACAATACAACAGAATTGCTTCCCGCGGTGCGAGTTCCCGCAGCCAATGTATTACCGCCATCCGCGCCACCTCCGCCAGCAACGGCCGACAGGGACAGTGTGAAGCCAGCACTGTTGCTGTTAGTCGTTCCGCTGAGGTTAGTAAGGAAGAGCGTCGGATTTCCGTGGCTGTGATTGCTGGCGGCATAGGAAGTCTCCACACTGCCTGTGATGGTCGAGGCATTGAAACCGAAAGTTATTCCGTTGGCGTTTCCGAAGCTGATGTTGCCGGTGCTGCCGACAACAGAGACCATGTTTTGGGTCTGCACGGACTGGACGGTAAGGGCGTTGTGGCTAGCAGTGACGGCGTTGCCCGCGGAGGTTCCGAAACTGATTCCGTTGGCGTTGCTGAGGCTCAGCGTTGAGAAGGCGAAGCTGCCGTTCTGCCCACTTACAGCTACCGGCTGCGTGGATTGCTGCGTAAGTCCGTTGTGACTGGCGGTGATGGTGGAGGCATTCCCGCCGAAGGTAATCCCATTGCTGTTCTGAAAACTGATGGCTCCGGAGGATCCCTGGACAGAAACCATGTTCTGAGTCTGGACTGACTGAGCCGCAACTGAACCAGTGAGCGTGGATGCGTTGAGGCCAAAGGAGACTCCATTCACGTTGCTGAAAGTGAAGGCGGAGAGGAGGTTGCTGGTAGTGCCCGCAGAGACCCGGATGTTCGTAAGGCCACCGCCGGCTGCGGGGGCGCTTGCAGTAACAACACTTCCGGCCAAGCCGAAGCTCACTCCGCCCGCATCGGCGAAAGTGATCTGGGTCATCAGATTGCTCTGGGTGCCTGCAGAGACCTTCATACTGCCGCCACCGCCTGCGGAGATGGGCGCCCACCCGCCCAGGGTCCACTGCTTGGGAATGGGTGGATCGGTGGAGATGTCAATCCACAGATCGCCTACACGAAAGTTACCCTCCGGCGCAGTGTCCTGCCGGTAGATCGCTGGCGCGACGAAGGTTGGAGAGACCCCTTCATGGGGGGTCAGACCAGCTGACATTTAGGCAGGTGCTCCGACAAGAGCGGAGATCTTTGAGACCCTTTCGGCGAGGTCGGCTTCGGCCTTGGCGAGGGCCTCTTGACGGGCGAGAAGATCCCGCTCCCGCTGCGAAGTCTCGACGAGGAGCTTTTCCAGCGCGGCTTCCCGCTTGATCGCATCTGCTTCACGCGCCAAGACCTTCCGTTCTGCTGCCGAAGTTGCCTTTGCCCGCTCGGTCAATTGGGTTTCCTGATCAAGTTTGCTCTTAGCGAAGTCTTCTTTTGCCTTGACCAGTGCTGCGTCCTGTGCTGCGGCGTCCACATTGACTTTCGCAACGTAAGCTTTGGCCTCGGCAAAATAATGGTCGGCTTCCTTTACGGTCGGATAGACCTTCATGATCTTGTCGTAATACTCAAGATTTTCTTTCAACCCCTCCAAGCGCTTCGCAAACTCTGCAGGATTTTGTAAAAGGTCGATGAGCACTAGAAGCGGGCGCAACGCTTCGGCATCAGTTTGAAGTGGCATTATCTGTGTCCTTGAAGGAGAGTGTAACTGATCGTGGCGCCGCCAGTGACGGAGTTAATCGCGAGACGGGAGGCCATAATTGGAGAGGTTGTTACCCCGTCGAAGTTAGCAGTCTTGTTCACAATGGTCGCATGGTTGAACCAGATGAGAGTTGAAGGCACAAGGGTCCAGATATCCTGCTCGGTGTATTCCACGTCGTAGTTGATCGTGCCCGTAACTGCGACCATGTGGGTAACGTTGAAACTAGCCTGGATATAATTGACTGGAATGGTCTTGGAGACCGCATTGGCCGCGATGCCAAAGTCAGCTGTGTTCGCACCAAGGGTCGCAGAAGCAGAGATACTGGTCAAGGTCTTCCAGTATTTGACGCCGGTAACTGTAGACGCATTCGGACCGACGATGGCCTCGGTCTGCGGCTTGTCATCCGGATCGGTTCCGGTAAGAGTGAAGGTAATCGCGGACAGGTTAGCCGCTGAAGTGATCGTGACGAAGTGACCAAGAGTATCCGTCGTCGCCGTGACAGAAGGAGTGAAGGGCCCTGCGCCGGTGGCGCCGGTAAGCCAAAAGGCTGCCGCTGCAGCGAGCGGGGTGAAGCTGATAGTAATTGGGCGCATAATGATTCCAGGTTGGAAAGACCCCGGCAAATTAAATTCAATTCACCGGGGCCATTCAATTACACTCCAGGACTAGCGTAGAGGCCGCGCGGGTCAGTGCAACCCACGCTGAAGCGCATGTAACTTGCGGCCTTGGCGTTCTTCGTATCGAAGTCGTTGTCGGTCGCAAAGTCCGGGCGTTGCCGCCAGAACATGCGCATCCCGTTCCTGGCGTTGGTTCGAATGAACCAAGCGTCAGTGTCGGTGAAGTAATGGTTCAACTTCAGGCCCTTGGGGAATACATTGGTAGCCTTCAATACGTTGATCGCGTTCAAGGAGGTGCTAGACTGCAGCACCGAGCCGAGGATGCGGTTGGCGTTATACCACTCCTGGACCGGGATGTGCAAGGACTGTGGCATCAGGCTAATCAACAGCCCGGTGTCATTTGACGCTTGCATGATCTGGATGGTTAAGGCCTCGAGGGAGGCCTCGGCCAAGTCTGCCGCCACGGTGATCAAATTGCTCCAGGTCCCACCCGTTGCATTGACGTGGGAGGCTGAGATCAACGCCGCGCCGTCCGCAGTGGTAAAGAAGGTCGTGGAGAATGCGTTGTTGTAAAGAAATGCGCAGACGTTTTCAACCGTCTGGCGCATAGAGAACGCATTACCCTCGGCCCGCCGGGTAGCCACCTCCTGGTAGAGATTGTCATCCAATTCCTCCTTTGTCACGATATACCCGAGGGCATACGCAATGTGGGAGTAAGTGGTGATCATCCCTTGCGTTTCCGAATCGTAGGAGATCGGAGCGCCTTGAGCCTTCACTGGAGCAAGGCCGAAGGGGGTGACTTGGACTTCTTGCTCTAAAGCCTTCTCCGAGTCGCGCATATCATAGAGGTCAGGATACTCCTCTGTATGCTCGTCGTAGGTTTGACCCCACGTTTCATAGACACCGGGCCAAAGTAACTTGGGATGGGTGCCTGTGTTGATAACTCCGCCACCTGGCATGTTCGTTCTCCTTGGTTATACGCCAGCCGCGCCGGTGCCTGAACCGAGCTCGTGGACGTTGATTTTGACGAGGTGCTTTGCGAACGCGCCAAAGGCATTGTCGGACTTCCGACTGAGGCCCATGAGACGAAGCTGAAGCGTGGCGGTTGTTGCAGGGGCAGCGTCGGTCGCGGATGCGAGAAGCCAGCCTGAGACAAAACCGTTATTGTTGCCGGAGACGCCGATGGTGTTTAGGCCAATGTCAGCCGCAGCCAGAGGTGTTCCGTTCGAGTTCTCCTGAATTTCGAAGATAACGTTCGGATCATCTACGACCATAGCGTACCAGACTTTCGACTGGGCCGCCGCTGGTCGTACTACTACGTTGAGATTGTCCGGGTTGAAAATGCCACCTTCGGACGCGCCCAGTCCTACGATAACTCCGCGCAACGCGCCAGTGGCGGCTCCCCGAACAATCCCAGGGATACCATTGGCGTCTGCGGTTCCGCTACTGATGACCGGGTCGCCCGGTGCCAGGCCTGTAGCATAGGCCGCAGCGATTGAATACAGACGAGCTTGCCCACTCCAGGGGGCACCATTAAGATACTGCACAGGAGTGAAGCCAGTCGCTTTGTTTGCGTTTGGCATTTAAAGCCTCCTTAAGATGCGCCGAGTTGGCGCTTTGGGGTGAAGAGATCAGGTATGCTCGTGCGGTCCTTGTCCAGGTAGCGACGTTGGGCGTCAGCACCCTTGTCCTTTTCCTGGCCGAGAAGTCCGCCACGAATTGCTTCTGCTACTTTTTCATTCCGCTGTTCCTTGACCTGCTGTTCTTCGAGATACCAGTCCAACTTAATCTTCATGAGGATCAAACGGCCTGCCTGACCTTCAGCTTCCCCGCCATTTCCGGAGACAATACTTACTCGACTTCCCATGTCGGCGCTGAATTCTCCGCCGAGAGGGTTACCCATGCCTGTTTCGAGCATCTTGACTTCCCGCTGCTCCACGAACTCCCACCCGGCCTGTTGCGCCCGAGCGATCCGGTTGGCGTCGCCACGGAACCAGTAGAGACGATAGCCAGGGATCTCGGTTACTCCAAGCTTTGAAGTGGGACTGTTCCAAGGGATGCGCTTGGCGACTTTCGCTTCAGTGCTGTTGGCGGGATTGAGATTCTGGAGTGCCATGATTATTCCTTATGCTTGGTTGTAACGTTCGACAAAAACTTTCCGCCAGTCTGCTACAGTCTTGTAGCGTTTACCCTCGCCGACGAAGCGCTTGGCGTCCTTGTCACACTGGACCTTGGCGTCAGCGGGGAGGGAAGTGTAGCCGCCATCGCGAGCAGGCGGACCACCGTTGCCGGAACCGCCCTCAACCTTGCTTGCAGGACGGCCCGCAGGGGGGAAGACAGTCTCTAATTCCTCAAGAACCTTGGCATAAAGTTGCTTTTTGTCCATCGGCTCAATCTCGCCCAACTTGATTTTTTCATCCAGCTCCGTAGCGATGCCGAGAAAAAGAGAGGTCTTCCGCTTATCCACGCCCCACCAGGGATTGTCCTCAATGAAGGCTTTTGCGGCAGGGTCGATCTCAGGAGCTGGCAGAGGGGGCGGAGGAGCAGCTTTCTTTTCCTCTGCCTTCGTCTCGTTGAGTTGGACGAGCTGTTCGGTGAGGTCGGCCACGCCCTTATGATCGCCAGCTTCACTCGCTGCAGCAAGTTGGGCCTTGACTTCGGCCTTCGCCTGCTCGATCGCACGCGCGGTAGCGACAGAATGCTCTGCCTGCATATCCTTGATCGCTTCCTGCGCAGCGGCAAGTGCTGCCTGCGTTGCACGAGTTTGTTCGCTAACGCTGCGGAGTTCTTCCCGTAAACGACGATTAGTCTCGCGGACAATAGGAAGGACCGTCTCAGTCTTCTTGATGTATTCCTCGGCATCGACGAAAGTGTCGGGCGTGCCTTTGTAGCGCTCAGGCGGTTGCCAACCCATTTCGAGAGCAGCTTTCTGCACCTCAGGCGAGGCTTGACTTTCGATGATTACGGTTCCTTCGGACATGCGGAGGACTCCTTATTTAGTGGTGAAAATAGGAGCAGGCTTAGCCGGAGGCAGCGTGTCCATCCCGGCGCCAGGCTTCCATTCGTAGCAGGATTGGGCGTCTTCAAGAGTAACTTCACGCGTAAACACGTTCTGCTCGTCGTGGATTATATATTCCTTCTTTGCTCCGTCTACGAGGAAAGTTACCGCGCCTTCTGCCACAACAATGACCCTCTTATCCGCCACGCAGTGCGCTTCAACCGTTATTTTACTTGTCATGTCAGTTCCTTAGTCGGTAATTCTGCAGAAAATGTCCCGGTCATTGACCAGGCGGTATTGTTTCCCATCTTTTGGCCCAGTGGCCATGTAGCCAGCAAACTTGGTCACGAGGACTCGGTCGCCAGGCTGCGCACGCGGTTCTGATTCGTCGGCCCAGGCCGTAGGACCGACTTCAATCACGACAGCGCGATTGTCCACCTGAGCCATCTGAGTACGGACCTGATCGGGGATGACGATGCTTCCCGCTTTCAGTTCGGGCTCGTAAGGCTCGACCAGCACTGCAACGCCTCGAGGTTCGAGGCCACTTTTGTTTTCAATCATTCTTCCAGCTCCGTTACAAGTTGTTCATAAGTCAGGTCCATCGCAAAGGCGTAGCCCTTGCAGGTGCCCAGGTTTCCTACGTTGACGAGGACAGTGGTGTCTTTCTCATAATCTGTGAAAGCGCCGCCTTCCCAGTCTTGCCGCAGTTCTTCGCGCTTCTTACCCAGGCACTGCATGAGCGCCTTGGTCACAGGATGTATCAGCCATTCCTTGAATTCTTCTTCAGTTACCATTTGCAGCCGCCTTTTTTGCCGCGAGCTCTTTCAGACGCAAATCGTGATCTGCCTGAATCTCAGCGGCTTTGAGTAAGGTTTGAACGCGAGAGACGATGTGCTCGTTAGCGCCCTTGAGTTGAGAAATCTGTGCGTTGACCAATGCGACTTGGGCGTAGGCCTGCTCGCTCTGGGCGTTGGCGGCTGCTTCCTCTGCCTTTGCCATGAGTTCGAGAATTTTGGCGTTGTTGAGCCGACGCTCTTCAAGGAGGCTGATGGCGAATTCTTGCTGCTTAGCTTGCAGTTCCATAGCAGCGAGTTGCATATCAGCCTGGAGCTGTGCCGCATCGGTCTGTGCCTTGATCTGCGCAGTTTGCACACGCGGATCGGGCGGAGGCGGCTGGTTGGCCCCGCCCTTGAATAGTTCTTCAGGCTTCTCAACACGGAGCGCCCGAAGGAAACGAAGCTCCACTGCGTCCTTATCGTAACCGGGGGTAGACATAGCGGCAGACTTCAGCGCTACAGCTTGCTGAATTTTCATGGAGTCGCTGATCATATTCGGGTCAGCGACCGGGCAGACTTCATCGACCGGAGACTCGTAATCCTTAAGAGTCGCTCCGCCGGGAAAAGTGCGATCCTCGGGAAGGTAGATAGAGTTAAGTGTGTAGAGACGGCGAAATTCCTCGGCGGACCCGCGCCAAATGCGCTTGAATATGGCCGTGTAGACCTTCTGCCCCATCTCAACCATCGTTTGCATCGTGGAGGCGGGGGTGTTTTGCCCCGGATTCTCCCCGACTGTCGTGTCAGTAGTGCCCGCGACCCGGCTGGTGTAATTGATGAGAAGGCTGAGGAGCTGGAAGAGCACATCGGAGGGGGCATTGACCGGGAGCTGCACAATATTCTTGCGCAGATCATCCCCGGCTGCATCAACTCGCTTCCACTCGAAGGGGCTGAAATTCATTGTGCCACTGCGGATTTTTGCCCCGCGCCCGAGGAAGCCCCCGGAAGTGGTCTGCAACGTCCCACTGTCGATAAGCATGTTAACGAGGGAGTTAACGGCCTCGTTGAGCGGACCGAGGAAAAGGCCGAAGCCCATTCCGTAGACCCCGCCGTCGGGGGAAGGGATAAAAATCTTCGGGGAAAAATATTCCGTTGGGGTGATCTTGATTATCTTACCCTTGTCCTTGCCCGAGGCAACCCGTTCAATGGAAGAAGTCCGATCAAAGCGCGTGACAATGCGGACGACACGCTTTGAAGAGGCCTCAACAGTGATAACGTAAGGCTCGTCGTAATTGTCATCGTCCAGATCTAAATTTACATGCTGCTCGTAGAAGAGAATAGAAGTCGCAGCGTCAGGTTGGCTCTGTATCATCCCCTTCCGACGGTCTGCCTCGGCTGTGCCAGGAAGGGTCTTCGGACGGGAAGGGTCCTGAAACCAAGGCTCCTCGAGGACATTCTCGTAGATCCCGCGCATCACTCGCTCGTAGACAGTGTTACGGGAAAGCCAAATCCGGTGGGTCTTCCGTGGGCTGTCGGTGACGGACTTAGACCAGTAATTCATCACAAGGTCTTTGGAGAGGACTAGCCCGCTGACGTTATGGGTCTTGCTGTCGGAGTAATAGACCTTCTTAAAATTCGAACCGACGATGGGAAGGTTGAGGAGAGCAACATCCTCCTGTGCCTCCCATTCCAAGTCCTGGTGCAAAAGCTGCCAACTCATATGACGGGAAATTCGGTCAGCACGAGCCGGATCTTGAGCATAGGCGCACTTGACCAAGTTTGGCCCATCGACGATGGCAGGATAGGCACGGGCATGAAACTGCAAAGCAGCGATCGTGACGAGCGGAAAAGCAACGTTGGAACAGTTTGGCCAGGGAAAGGACTTGTCCTTGGTTAGCTGCAGCGCTAAGTCCATCCCGGCCTCGTTCCGGCGGAGCCAGGATGCGCGGGAGGCCTCGTCGTCTTCATAACCCTCTGCGACATGCTCGCCGATAGTGATCAGGTCCTCCTTCGTGAAACGCGAGCAGAGGTTTGGCGAACGGATCGCTGCGTCGGCGAGGGAGAGGGGAGAGAGGAGTTTCATCTCAATACCCGGTCACGGTCGAACGGCCCTGGGCCGACGAGGCCTTCCGCTGATTCCAGAAGCCCTCCTCAAGGTCCCGACGATCCTGGTCGTAGAAGTCCTCTTCTTCAACCGTGGAATATTGCTCGATTCCGAGGACGAGGGTCGCAGCACTGTCAAACTGATCGTCGAGACGAGCGGCAGCGAGACCGGTGAAACGGAGCTGCTCTTCTTTCGCGCCCTCATACCCGTCGGCCTTGACGTCCCAGCGAGTATGCCCGGCCCGGTGGCGTTTCTTCAGTGGAATGCCGCGGGTCGCTTTGTCCTTGATCGGGTTGAGAACGTGGATGTTGAGCCAGCGGCCCCTGCGCTGCATTTCGACATAGACAGTGTTCTGGACGGCGTTCCAGATAACTCCACCCTCAACGAAATGGGTCCGCGGGTGCCAGCGTTCCTCCACCTCAAACATCAGGTCCATCCAACCGAACTTACCTTCTTCCTTCTCCTGCGGGCTAACAGTGGGATTCCAACGGCCAGCGCCAAATGCCAGGAAATGGGTAAGGTTCTGGGCGCAAACCCCGCCGACTGTGTAGGCCGTTCGGTTTGCTGCGTCGGCCTTGCTGACCGCGAAGTCCCAGCCTACGTCGAGGATCTTATCGGCCTCGTGATCCTCCTCGGACATGGGAAGGTAGTCCTGCCGCCGAAGGTAGGACTCTGCGTTATCCTGGGGATCGTTGAGAAATTCCTGCGAGTAACCCGCTGCATCTGCGTCTTCGATGAACTCCTGCTGGCGCGCCCGCAGCTGCTCCTCGGTCCAACGCTCGGGCCAGAGGATGTTCGTGAAATCGTCAAAGCCGGCGTGGGCCTTGAAATAAAGATGCTTCCAGATCTTCTCCTTCCCGCACTGGGGGCAAGGCCCTTTCGTAATGTCCTGCGTCCGTTTGTGGCAAGTCGGGCAGTTGATCAAGCGGGAAAGGAGACTGTCCTCATGCAGAATCGTTCCGTGAACGCGGATACGGCCTTGCTTGCTGAGCGCTTGCTTCGCCGCGCGGAAGAACCATCGGCGGAACTTCGCCCGGCGGTCCGCATTTTCAACCTGCTCGTCATCTTCCATATCATCTGCAATGATAAGGTTGGGGCGCTTGCCTTTCCAGAGGCGCCCCCGGATGCGTTGCTCAGCGCCCTTCGCGATAATGCGGAAGCGGTGGCCGTCATTCATCTCTACGATTATATCGACAGCAGAGGATTTGATAAACTTCTTTATCCCGAACTCGCGAATGATGTCGTCATTCTCGGTCAGTTCCTCTGAGATATTCCCAAGCTGCTCAGAGGCGCCTTCCTCGGTGGAGCTGATGAGGATGATGTAGTCCGAGCGGCGAAAGAGGGACTCCGCGAGGATTACATCGGTGGTCAGTCCGGTCGACTTCGCATGGTCCCGCGGAGCGACGCAGACGACTGCGGGCGCGTCGCTGGCGTAGAGTGCCCACGCAGTCCGGTGGAAGGGAGGCGTGGGCTTGGGAGAGTCATACCGCGGGCTGACAAAAGTCCCCGCGAAAGACTCAATGAGATCGGCAGTGAGTTGGATCATGCCGAGGCTGCCGGGGCGATGGAGAGGAAACCGGATAGGGCGAGATTCTGCCCCGTGCTTGTCACCGCGGAACAGGTTAGGAGGTAAGTCACTCCAAGGACTCCCCCAGTCACTTTCTGCTTGACCTCACTGCCGGAGATGGTCGTGCCGCCGCTGAGGATCGCCGAGGGGCTGGCGTCTGTCCCAGAGTAGACAGTAGCGCTAACTGTTGCGCTGGAGATAGTTTCTCCAACCGCGAGGCGCGAGAGGAATGGGAAGGTGAGAGTAAGGATCTCGCTGGGGGCTTTCGCTGGGAAGACAAGGCGGCTCACCGGGGCTAGAAAGTGGTTGGCTGCGCAATGCCGCGAATCACAGCCATGAATCCACGTTGCAGGTCTGTAGCTCCAATGCTTACCCATCGTTGATCCAACGGAACCAGCGCGTCACTTTCTATCGGAGCTTGGTCAGGCTTTGACTGAGGATGCTTGCGCAGCTTGTCGATGTAGGCGCCGCACTGCTCGGCCAGAGCCTTCCCTTCGTTCATCAGCGCTACCTCCGCTTGGCTCAATTGGCGATACCCTGTAATCTTCGGTTGTTGAAACGTTTCCATGCTTAATCTCCGTTAAAGTCCGTTCAACCCTCGTCGCCGCGTACCGCGGGGCCGAAGGAATCGTCATTGCAAAAAGGCTGCTTCTTTCGCGGCTTCCGCAGAGGAGCCATGCGCGCAGGGGGTTTCACCCGGCCGCGGCGGAAGGGGGCTTTGGACTTAGGTAATCCGGCCATTATGCAAGTTTCCAATCAGCGGTTAAGAGATCCTCGACATGCGGCAGCCAGTTTAATTCGAAATCTCCAGCCGTTTCTTTGTAACCTACGACCAGCCGGCGTGTAGGGTCTTCTCCGACCAAACGAATACAGGAAGTCTCATTAGGCCAGCCCGCCCGTTGAACGGGCTTCCCGGCTAAAAGTTGATTGACCGCCCAACCGATGCTTTTATCAGACATTACGCTCTCCTTACAGGCCACTGCCGCAGCTGGGCCTTATGTAAAGGAATAGGCTCAGCAGCTTGTTTACACGCAGCTAAAAAGGCTCTTTCCATATAATTAGGCTTACCCATCTTTAGTACAAAGTCCACGCTACGTGCCTGGCCGTCCGGCTTAAAGCGGCGGCAGACTGAAACCACCATGTCCTCTGAAACATAAACCGTTGCTTTCTTAGCGTCACTAAGCAGTAAGGTTTCCAACGCTTTCTTAACCGCTGCGCCCGGAGTCATTTCAGCACCCACCAGCCATCCGATATCTGGCGCGAACGGGCTCAGCCGGCGTCGGGGAGAATTGCTGCTTCTTCGGATTCACTCCCATTGGCTTAGGGTCTCGCAGCTTCGCCTTCAAAGATATTCCCTTCGTCGGGACTGATTTGTTTGGGAAGTCCATTCTGCGCTCCTTGTCGTGCGTTAGACTGCAGATCCAGCAGGCGATTGGCGAGCTTCGCCAACTGGTCCTCTGCGGGTTGGGGCGGCGGAGGAGGGGCCATTCCCCCCATACCCAAGGCTTTCGCCCCGAGCTCCACCGCTTTGAGGACTACATTGGCCGGGCAAGCGGGCCGTTCGAGGATCTCCTGGAGTCTGTTCAGCGACTGCAGGGTGAGGCCGCGGAAGCGCTGTTCGACCGTAGCGACCAGGGTCGGATCGACTATCTGCTCCCGCCGCGCGGCCATTGCATACTGCCAGGCATCCGAGGCCATCACGTTGCTGATCCAGCTCTGCGTGTAGCCATAGCGGGCCGCGAGGGCTCCTTGGGAAATGCCCGGATTCGCAATGATGAAGTCAATCATATCCGTATGCGAATAATTCACCTTCGCTAGGTTCCCCATTGTCGGGGCGATCTCTCGGATCATCAGGTCTGCTGCACTCATCGCGGGCCTCGCGGGTTGTTGAGGGTAGGACCGGGCAGGGGGCGGAAAGTTCCGGGGAGGACGGCGGGCGGGGAAAGGCATGGGCCGATCAATGTTGAATGGCCCGGGTGTTTATTTCCAGCTAAAAATAGCCCAAGGTGGATTCGCCCGCGCGCAGGAAAAGTTTTTTTGCCCCTCCCCCCTCTGTTTAAGGCCGGCTGACGGCGAAGGGGGCGGGATGAAGTCGGGAGCGACGCCGGCGCAACAGTGTGGCGCGGAAGCGACAATGGGCGGGATGTTGCGGATTTACAACAGCTGTTGTATTTGTGCAACGGCAGGCCATTGACAATTCATTCACGCCAGTTACATCTTGTTACATATTCGGGCTGAACCGATTGAACCATTGGCCGGGCCGGGCGTCATATGTATACAACGGAGCAATTACGCATCGTTGAATGAATGGAGTCTCAAAATGAACGCTTGGTACCTGGTGATTGACGGGACAACAGGCAGGCATATCGGCGGGGTGCGGGCACCCTCGGTAAAATCTGCAACGTATTGGTCGCGCCGGTTTTTTGGCTGGCGTCGTTTCTCTACTGTAATATTTGTCAGCAAGTGTAAATAAAATGGACACAGACAACGATACGGGCGATTTACCGTTTGACGTGGCAGGCTGGCTGGATAGACAATAACGCGGGAACTTCACACAATGGACATTGTCCAAACAGTGCCCATGATGGGAATGGTCCCGAAGGGCTGGATAACATAGGAGTCTCAAAATGAAATTATCGATAGAAGGGAAGAAAATTGTATTCACGTTTGAAGGCTGCACGTCACTTGTGTTCGATCGAGAGCAGGTGACAAATGCCGAGGCAATTGATGCAGCGGTTATGCTCGGATTCTCGAATAAACTGCGCGATTGCGCAGCGCTTGAGCGGAAAGATAAAGCAGGCAATGTAGTTAATGTCACGGAACAAATGCGCAGGGATGCAGTAGCGCCAATGGTGGAGCATTTTCACTCGGGAGGCGGTTGGACTGTGAAGAGGATAGCTGCCCAGAATGCGACAATTGTCGCGATTGCAGCCAAGCTTGGGATTACGTATTCAGAGGCAGAGGCCAAGGTCGCGGAGCAGATGTTGGCGGGACTTGCGTAGTCAGCGGGAAAGGGGCATCCGGTTGCAGAGATTGGATACCCCGTTTTGGGGTAACTGGGAATGAGGACTACCACCACCACCACCACAACCACATGGGTTAGGATGTATAAATGGGGCGGGCAGTTATTTTCTCCTGCTCTCTCTCTCTTCTCAGCAGTAGTATCTATCCAATATATTTTTTTTAGACTGTAATGGATGAATGGATTAGAGAGAGATGGATGAGCGGAGAGAGAAGGAATGGGATGGACAAGGTAACTGGGAGGGATAGGGAATGGGGTGTGGGCGTGATGTGGTGGTGGTGGTGGTGGTGGTGCGACGCGGATTACTCCGGGAACCATACAGCGGGCATGGTGTCGAATGGGGGTATGCAGGGATTGTAGACGGATTAACTGACAATGGAGAGAAACGTGGCGACAATTGAGTTATTCATTGAAGCAACGCGGGGCTGGTGTCTGAAGGCACAACGGATCTGGCCAGCATTTAAACTGCCGAGGATTGAGATCGTTGAGGGGCTAGGTTCAACAGCAGGCATGGTGCATTATGATGGAAGGATTAGATTGAATAAGTTTTACTGCCTTGCGAATCCAGAAGGGATGCTAGAAAACACGATACCGCACGAAGTATCGCACTTGCTCGCGTATTCGATACATAGCAGGCAGGGGCAGGGGCATGGGAAACTGTGGACGGATACTTTCCTTCTGCTTAAACCCGGCGCAGATATAACTCCATGTCACAATTACGGTAATGTCGAGGCAGCGAAGCAGAAAATACAGTCTGTCGCAGATCAGATGCTGAAGGAATTGTTGAGTAAATAGACCGTTAGATCGTCCACACCCGGCACAGCCCCCCAGTGCGCCGTAGGCGTGAGACCGTTGAGCGGAGTCTGGAACAGCTGCTGGAGAAAGTGGGATTCCCTCGAGTCCCCTTTCACGGCATAGGGCCGATAAGGAGCAAACGATGGAATCAATTGTAGGGATACTTATGCGCAGAGATAAGCTTTCACGGGCCGAGGCACAGGAAATGATTGCTGCGGCACGGGAGGAAGTGGCACAAGGTCGTGATCCAGAGGAAGTGCTGCTGGAGGACTTCGGCCTTGAACCGGACTGGGTGATAGATCTCCTATGAGCAAGCCCATCCTCAATCCTGAGATCATTCAGCGCCTCCGAGAGATGGAGCTCTCAGGGACGCTGAATACAAAAGAGGCCGCCCGGCTCTACGGAGTCGGGACGGAGACAATCCGGCGGGCAGTCCGGGGAGATACATGGAGAGTCATCCGCGTATCCGCTTCCCCGGCGCAGCTTGAGGCCGAGGCAGCAGCATCGGTGAGGAAGCTCGAGGAGCTCATCGCGCTTGAACAAAAGCGCAGAGCGATTCCCGAGCAGATTCTCACCGAGCTCGAAGGCGCCGATGTGGCGAAGAAACGTGGGTATCTTGACTAGGAGAAAATGATGGCAAGGCATAAATACTTTTGTTCCGGGCAAGCGTATGAAAATGGCGTAGCAAGACGCATTTTCGCGACGGTAGTTATTTCTCAATTTACCGCAGACTCCCCTACGTTTTTGGAAAGTCTCGAAAAAGCTTGTCGAGACAAATTGACAGTTCCGCCCGGGCAGGTTATCTGCTTCACTTGTGTCAGTAAATTAACCTAAGGAGTCCAAAATGAAAGCAATTCGCGCAGTGTGGCATCTGCTGTGGCACGGAGTGACTGAAGAGAAATTTCGCAATGAACAGCTTTGGGCCGCTCTCGATCATGCGGAGCAGCAGGTTGCACTCTGGACAGTCCGGGCGGAGCAGCGAGAATCTGCACTCCGTCGGGCCGGAGAATAACATGACTAAGGACCAATGGCTCAGAAATCGACTCGTGGCGAAGTACTGGTGCGATAGGATGCGGGAGATACTCCAGCGCAGCGGTAGCAGCCGTTCACGAATTGAGGAACCGCGGCAGCTTTCGCTCAAACTTGTCATCCCGAGGGAGGAGAAGTAAAATGGACCTCCTCACCGAAGCTCTCGTCTTCCTCGTTTTCCTCGCTGGTATCTTCACAGTCCTAGGACTCTTCGGCGTAGCTTGGGAATGGTGGAAAGGGCGTAGGAAATAATTTCATTTACTCGGGAACCCATACGCGGCCCGACGGTCAAACATGGGTATTGCCCGACATCACAGGAGTCTCACCATGCCACAAAAACGCATCTGCAAATATCCTCCTCCCTCCCGAGTCTGGGAGCAAACTGAATCCGGCCGATGGGCTTCCCGCGACTGGCGCCCAGGAAAGTCAGCATGGGGAAGGAAATTGGAACTATCCGAGAAAGAAATCTACGCCAAGGAAGTCCTTGGGCAGGAACCTATGCATGAAGTGACGATTATTGAGGCGAATAGCTGAGAGCCTAGCCGTAAGGGACTCACCTCCCTTATGAGTGGACTCTCCACTAAACGGAATAAGTACCCGCCGTAAAGGGGCACGCTTAGGAGATTTACAATGGCTGAAGAAGCAACCAATGGAGCAGCAGCTCCGACGAAGAAGCAGACGGAGTACACCACCGTCGCTATGACCGATGGGCGCAGTGTCCAATTCGCTGGCAAGCGCAAGATGATGAAAACGACCTTGCTGGATGACAGCAAGATTACCGTCGAAGGAGATATTGCCCAGCTCGAAAAGGGCGCGGTCAGTGTACGTTTTGACTTCGTCAACGGCGAAACTCGGACAGTCGCGCTGCCCGCCTCCCTCCTGGCTCGTTTCGCGGGCCACGGTGCGGAACAGAAATACGGTGACGAACTAGCCTCCCCCGCCGACAAACCGATGTCTGTTGAAGATATGGTTATGGCTATCGAGGAACTTGATGGCCAGATCCAAAAGGGCGAATGGGGCAAGGGCCGTGCTGAAGGTGGCGGCGGAATCGCCGGAGCATCCCTCGTCGTGCAGGCGCTGATCGAAGTAACCACGCCTGCCCGCGCAGCCGCAGGAAAGCCCCCCATGACCGTGGCCGAAGTGAAAGCCTACCTGGACAAGATGCTGGAGGACTCGAAAGTCCGCGATGGCGCAAATGCGCTGACCCGCCGGGCAATCTACGATTCCTTCCGCAATCCCCAGACCAAGACCGGCGCAGTTATCAAGCGCTTGGAGGATGATAAGCTGGCCAAGACCTCCAAGGTGGATGCAGATGCTGCGGTCAGTGCAATGCTGGCGTAATCCGGCATCCGCCTTAACGAGAGAAGAGCATTCGACGCAATTCTTCTTAAACGATCTGCGATAAAGGTGTCTCGTTAAGGCCCTCCCACCAAGCCCGCCGTGTGCGGGCTTTTCCGCTGAGGCATCCCGCCTCCCCTTCCAAAGGAGTCTCACAGTGGAATTCGCCGAGTTTGCAGCAGCAGTCCGACAGCGCTTTGATCAGCTCAGTGCAGCTGGCCCTCTCTTTCGCACAGCAATTAGCGGAGATGAAATATGGGAGACCTACCTCTCCTCCTTCCCTCCAGGGACAAATGCGGTCTACCGCAAACGGCGGGAGTATGACTGCTCCTGCTGCCGTCAGTTCATTCAGGCAGTGGGGAATGTCGTCTCCCTAGCTGACGGGGAAGTCCGTTCAATTTGGCAGATCGAAGTGATTGACCGAACCTTTCAGATTGTCGC